ACCGTAATTGTCGCGGTAGCTCTGCCCCAGCTACTGGCATAACAGGATTTTTAAGCGGTGGTGATTGAAAGCATCGCAGCGGCTTCCGCCACCTTGTCTGCCATCAATGGTTTGATATCACAGGCTAATGAGACGGGGCAGGGTGTTCACAAAGTTATGGGAATGATCTCAGACTTTGGTGAAGGGCTTACTAATTTTGAGGCAGAGCGCAGACAAAGCACGTTTAAACCTCTGACGCAGAACGAGCTTTTGAAGCTCCAAATGTTGAAAAGGCAATACGAGCGGCACTGGCAGTCGGTTCACGACCTCCTACTTGTAGCAGATCCCCAATTATTGGAGGATTTCAAAGCAGCCAAAAAACAGCAAGAGCTAGACCGACAAGCGCACTTGAAGATGATTGCTCGTAAAAAGAAAGAACGAGATCGGCTAATAAATCAAATTTTAGTGGGGGGAGTTACTTTGTTAATTGGGGGAGCTATTGCTGCTTTAGTTGTTATGTTTATTGTTAGGATTTATGGATGATTATGGCATTTTTGCTCATCGTTGTAGTAGATAATGCTCAGTTAAATGAGCAGTTTTTCTTTCGATCAATCGATAGATGTAACTTCTTTGCTTACATGGTAGAAAGCGGTAAATACCGAATCGTGCAAAACAACAGAATGTCGTCACAACAAAATATAACAGCGTACTGCATTCCAAAATATGCAGCGCCGAATACAAACTTCTGGGACTAAGATGGCAGCAAAACGCTTAGAAGATGGTAGCGAGTATGCGGAATACGATTCGGATGGTGACGGCGTAGTTACCGATGAAGAATTGCAGACTAGCAGAGAATTGCAGGAGCTACGCTTACGGCATGAACGGGCTGACGCTCAAAGGGCGATGAGTTGGTTTGCTCTCTGGGGAATGTTGTTATACCCAAGCCTTGTAGTTGTTAGTGAGTTTTTCGGGATGAATCAAGCTGCGTCTATTTTGGGCGATATGGCAGCAGTCTATTTTGTATCTGTTGCAGGTATATTAGCTGCGTTTTTTGGTGCACAAGCATGGTCAAATAGGAAATAAATCATGAGTTTAGTAGGACAACTTATTGGCCCAGTTACAGGGTTGCTAGATAAGTTTATAGAGGACAAAGATCAGAAGAATGCGTTGGCTCACGAAATCGCCACCATGTCAGAGCGCCACGCTCAAGAAGCTCTTAAAGGTCAGCTCGAAATTAATAAGATGGAAGCGGCACACAAGAGCTTGTTTGTCGCAGGATGGCGACCTGCGATCGGGTGGATTTGTGCATTAGGTTTACTCTATAACACTATTATCGCTAATATAATTAGTATCTGGATAGATGTACCAGAAGTAGATACAACATTACTCGTCCCAGTTATGATGGGAATGCTTGGTTTAGGCGCTATGCGTTCATATGAAAAAGTTAATCAAGTAGCTAGAGAAAAGTAATGAGTAAGCTAGTCGAGATGATTAAACGGCATGAAGGCGTAAAATCTAAAGTTTATTTATGTTCTGCTGGTTATGAAACGATCGGTGTTGGTAGGAATATTTCTGAATCTGGTCTCGGATTATCTGATAATGAAATAGATTATCTTTTACAAAACGATATTGAACGAGTTAAAGAAGAGCTTAAAGATACATATTTTTGGTTTAATGCTTTAACAGAAGCTAGACAAGATGCGATGATAGATATTTGTTTTAACCTCGGATTAACTAGATTACGAGGTTTTATCAAAGCGTTAGAAGCTATGTCGAGAGAGCAGTTTGATATCGCGGCAGACGAGTTTTTAGATAGCCGGTGGGCAGAACAGGTAGGTAATCGTGCGGTTAGAGTAACCGAAATGATCCGTACAGGTGAATATCAGTAATGCCTTTACAAAAATTTATTTTTAATCCTGGGATAAATAAAGAAGGTACTGACTATACTGCTGAAGGTGGTTGGTTTGATGCTAATTTAGTTCGGTTTCGTAAAGGATTACCCGAAAAAATAGGAGGCTGGGTTAAATATCTCACTTCATCTATACAAGGAAAAGGTAGAAAACTTCACGCATACGTTACATTAAATGGTACTCGTATTTTTGCGATAGGTACAACATTTAAATTGTATTGGCAAGAAGGAGATAATTATAACGACATTACTCCTATTAGATCTACAACAAGTGCTGGAGATGTTACTTTTTCTGCGTCAGATGGCTCTTCAACTATTACTGTTACAGATACTGCTCATGGCGCAGATTTAAACGATTTCGTTACTTTTTCTGGCGCTGCTTCTTTAGGCGGTAATATTACTGCGGCTGTTTTAAATCAAGAATATCAAGTTACTGCTGTTACTTCCGCTAACGCATTTACAATTACAGCAAAAGATACGGACGGCGTTACGGTTACAGCTAATTCATCTGATACTGGTAACGGAGGTAGCTCTACGATTGGAGCTTATCAAATTAGCGTCGGCTTAGATGTATTTGTCTCCGGCACAGGTTGGAGTGCTGGGGCTTGGGGGTCAGGTACTTGGGGGTCTACCAGTTCGTTAGCCGCTAATAATCAATTACGACTATGGTCTATAGATAATTTTGGCGAAGATTTAATCGTTAATGTTAGAGCAGGTGGCGTTTTCTTCTGGGATTTTTCTTCCTCAAGTCAAAGAGCCGTAGCTTTATCAAGTATCGCTAACGCTAATCAAGTCCCAACGCTAGGTTTACAAGTTTTAGTTTCTGATATTGATAGACACGTTATCGTATTAGGTGCAGATCCTATGGACGGTTCTGTTCGTTCAGGAGCTATAGATCCTTTATTAATCGCGTTTTCTGATCAAGAAAACCCGTTAGATTTTGAACCTCGAGCTACTAATACCGCAGGGTCTCTTCGTTGTTCTGCAGGTTCAGAAATTATCGGCGGGTTACGAGCTAGACAAGAAACATTAGTTTGGACAGACGCAGCTTTATATAGTTTGCAGTTTATTGGCCCACCGAATACTTTCGGGTTAACGCTAGTAAACGAAGGTGTTAGTTTGATTGGGCCTAACGCTGCGATTAATTCGCCTACTGGCGTTTATTGGATGGATAAAAAAGGTTTTTACACTTATAACGGGTCAGTAGTTCCTTTACCTTGTAGTGTCCATAGTTTTGTATTCGACGATCTTAATTCAGAACAAGCATTCCAAGTTTTTGGATTTTTAAATAAACAATTTAATGAAGTCGGTTGGTTTTACTGTGCTGCGAATAGCATTACGATTAGTAAATATGTAGTGTTTAATTATGTCGAAGGAACGTGGGCTATAGGAGAGTTATCTAGAACAGCTTGGTTAGACGAAGGTATCGTCGCTTTTCCAAGAGCCGCAGGATTTGCAGACGATAGAAATTATATCTACTCCCACGAAACAGGGCACGACGATGACGGTGTCCCGATGGATAACGTATTTATCGAAAGTGCAGATTTCGATATCGGAGATGGCGAAGAATTCCAATTTATTCGTAGATTTATTCCTGATGTTAAATTTACAGGGGATAGTGGTTCTACACAGACGTTAAACGTCGTTTTAAAAGCTAGAAATTTTCCAGGAGAAAGTTTAACTACCGATCAAACGACTGCATTTACAGCGTCTACGACGAAAATTGATACTCGTGCAAGGGCTAGGCAAGCCGCAGTACGGTTTGAATCAGATGATGATGCGGATACGGGAGCACGATTAGGGGTTGGGTTTGTTATAGGTGCAACACGTTTAGATTTACAGCCTAACGGTAGACGATAATGGCAAAACTGCTGCAGGGCAGATTGCCTTTACTAAATCCGTATTATTCGCGGCTAGTAGATGCGCAAACTTTTAACAGGTTTGTCCGGATATTAGAGATAAATTTAGATGCTTTTGACCCTAGTGCGACCCCACAGTTTACAAGCCCAGAACGTGATCAAAGACAATTTGCTGATGGAGATATTATTTGGAATACTACCGAAGGCGTTCTTCAAGTATATTTGGGTAATATTTGGGAGAATTTATCGACCCCAAGTACGTCAGGGCTGAGTGCAACAGGGAGCGTAGGCACAGTCCAAGTTGTTACGAATGGTAATATCGTAGTAGCTTTATAGTT